CCCTGCCGTATTGATAAGCAGCCGTATTATAATCGACCGCAGCCTGGGCCTGAGCAGCAACTATCTTATCCGCAAAACTAGCGTCGAGCTGTTGACCCGCGAGATTATTAGCATTGATATTGCTTGCCACTCCAATGTTGTTGGCTAGTTGTCGCGTTGCTGATTCCCCGGATTGCAATAGCCCCATCTGATTCAAGGCATTGCGGATATGTTGAGCGTTCACCATTCCTGTAGCTGAAGCTGTGTTGTTCGCCGTTTCAGTTTGCCCTGGTATCTTTGCGCGTTCAGTGTTATACGTTCCAACCTGTGCCGCTAATTGGCCCTCCATAGTGGACTTAAGGTTTGCAAGTGCTTGAGCTTGGCGTACTCTTATTGCCTCCGCCTCTGCTTGTCTTGCTGCTTCTGCTGCCGCTTCTCTCGCTGCTGTTGCCTCTGCCTGTTGATTGGATGTCGCTTGCATCGCCGCTATGGCTGCTTGTATTTGGGCTGCGTAATCGACAGGAGGAGTTGTTGGGGTTATCGTTTCAGAGGTTGGAGTGGTGGGTGTTGTCGTGGTGGGTGTAGTAGTCTCTGGGGTAGTGGCTGGAGTTGTCGTATCTGGGGTAGTTGCCGCCGGAGTACTATTTGGATTAGGAACACCCGGTATTCTGGCAGGTGGCCCACTTTCAGCCAATCCACTTCCTGCTAATCTGTCAGCGGTAGTTGTTGGTGTGTCATAGAGATTCCTTGTGCCGCTTGCCTGAGCAGCCGCAATGCTAGCTTTCCTTATTTCGTCTGCCGTTTGGGATGCGGTAGTTGCCATGTCATACCTCCTTTTAGGGAAACAGACAAAAATAATAGAGCCTTTCAGCCCTTACTTTTGTCTGTTATTGTTTGGTTGGTGTTTCGTATAATGGGTCTGAGACATAACTACATTGGTAATCCTTCATCCATTTCAATCGCATCAATACAGTGGTTTGGGTCGATTTTATTTAGCAAAGAGCAGATAAATTTACATAACCCGCAGTCTTTTTTGACTAGGTGCTTTCCCATTCTTGATGACATTGTTTCATCGGGGCAACCACCTAAGATGGCATTGCAAAGTTGATCTACTGAGATTAGTAGATTCCAAATATACCTTTTCATTTCCTCACCTACCATACAAAAACTTCGATTTGTTCGACAGTAGTGATGGTCGGAGCTAAAATTTGTGTTTTCATGTCAAAATATCTAAAAATCTTTTCGTCCTTAACTCTTTCAGCATCCTCGCATAGTTTAACAAATTGTTCTCTTGTATGAGTTACTACACCTTCATCCTTTGTAGGCCACCATGTTTCAGTCATAGTGGGTTTTAGTAAAAACATAGTAGCCCTTAGCTTGATATTCTTCATCAAACTTATATTGATGCTCTACGCTCGTACAAGATGAAGAGAATCCATTAAGAATATCTTGATTGCAAGCTATGTTCAGCTCTATGATTTTTTGTTGTTGGACTTGTTCGAGAGTTGGAAGAGATGCTAGGCGTTCTAATTCTTTTTGTGCAATTTCTTCAGGAGTTTCCTCAACATACCCTAGCCCAGTAACGTATTTAAGCATTATTTCACCCCCAAGAGTGTAAATTTTGAACCAATAGCAAAGCCCCCCGATATGGGGAATACAGATATTTTAGTAATGGCACCCGTTAATGAGGTTATATAGCCCTCGCCTAAGTGTATATAGTCATCAGATACATTCTGTCTCTCATTGATATATTTTGTATTACCTACGATGTTGGTGATGTCCATTATGGACTCGTAAAATGTGGTCGAAAGAATATTTACTGGACTTTCGTGAAAAGTCGCTCCCGTAGATACTGAACCCATAACTGTTGAATTAATTAAACTGATTTTTTTATAGATATACGAAACAGTTGCGATGTCATTAAATCTAGTTCTTAGTTGATAGTTGCCGGATGCTTGGTCACTCTTAACTGACATCCTTAATAAGATATACTTGTAATTTTCCAACCCCAAACTTGCAAAGTCAACTTGCGTAGCAGCACTTGCTAACGTTAATGTTCCGTCAACTATGGTAGTTCCGTTATCGACAAGTATTTTTTTCCACGCTCTTCCTGCAGCTAATCCTGCGGGAGTTATCACTCTTGTTGTATCTGTTCCTGTTGTGGCTTCCGCAGGTGTCGCAAGCTCTGAAATTCCCTTGACAGTTTCCGAGGCATCGCTAATCGTAGGTGCGACCACCGGAATTAACTGAAAATTAGTACCGTCATACACAACAGGGATTATCCCCCCTGCTGGAATATCCCCTGCCACTAAAGCTACCGATACATTTTTCCTTATCGCCGTTGCGGTCAATGCTCCTATGGCAAAAGTTGATGCACCTGTGTTCGCATTGGTGGCTTTAAACTTATAAATCTTTCCTATCTCATAGAATACAGGGGCAGGGTTGAGCGCAATAACATAAGCGTTTGCCACCCCTGTATCTGTCGCATAATCTGCCAAATGCGTAGCAACGGTATCAGCATTTCCTTTTACCGTTTCAGTCGTTCTCTCTGCCCCTGCTAAATCATCTAACTCAGTCTGAGTAGCAACATCTGCCGCAACTTTTGCTGCTGTAATCGAACCATCAGGTATTTGCCCTAATGCCGTAGCGTCAATTGCAGTTTTTAATGCGTTAATCAATGCTTGTACAGTTGTTCCTGTTAATCCGCTTGGAGCAGTTGCTCCGATCAGCCCTGCGCCTGTGATTGCCCCTAATTCTGTCTCTGTGAAATATCGCGAATCAAGTTCGCCTGAATTGAGAAGGCTGGCTACTGCATTTAACGCTACCCTCAATTCTTCACCACGAGCATTCATGTACTCCTTCGTTTGCGCAGGAGTCCAATTCGGATAATCAGTCTGAGCTTCAAAATCAAAAGTGAAAGTATCCTTTGTTGGGAATGCCATTTATCTAACCTCCGATCCCTTGTCGTACTGCACATTGAGGGAAATAACACTCATCCCCTCATCTAGTACGTTATTGGAAAATCTAAACTGAAAATAGTTCGCTCGCTTGGACATCCTTTTTCTCTTTAGCACAGGGAAAAATGATGTGTTGAATGTGAAATTGACAAAGTTGAATCCAACGAAACTGAATGCGCTCGTTTGCATGGTCAGCACAACATCGCTATTGCTTCTACGAGAACGGAATGAGACGAGCGTTGAACCCCTGCTCATTGGCTTAGCGAGTAGGCCTATCTTACTAATCACCTTAACCATGTTCGGCGTTCCGGCACATTCCTCGCGCAAGTCATACCATGCGTCAATCGCCACGCCGTCATCATTCGCAATTAATGGGTCGAATTGATAAACAATGCCATCCGTGTTACTTCCGAAGCAGAGCGTGTTGTCGATTACAGCAAAGCATGACGCAGGAATGTTTGTGTCGAATAGCCATGCGTTGAGTTTGTAGTCCCAAACGTAGCAAACATCATTGATACAGAGTCCGTAGTATCCATCGTGATTGTAGGAAATTGCATTGGTTAAATTACCTTCTTGGAGGATGCCTAAGTCTGTTCTGCCTGAACCCGATTTGTTTACTAGGTCGCTTATGTCGTTAATGGATAGTCGATTATTGACAGTGGTATCGGATAAAACTTGCATAACTCCATTGCCCGTAGAAGCGCACACGATGCCATTACCTACTTCTTGGATAGAACCCGGTATGTCTGATCCTTTTTCGAGATTGATACTCGCATAGGGAAATATAGGGTAGACTGCGCCATCGGCATAGGATAGATAGCCGTGACCTTTGCTGTGGGATACGTAAAGTAGGTCAAAGATGTGCGCTAGTCCTGCGACATTGCCAGGTACTTTCTGTACTGCATCATCCGGGAAGTAGTCGGCGTTGTAGTTTTCTCCGTATAATCGAGAGTGCCATATTAAGTCGGGATAGTTGGGATTCTTGGACATGAATACTGTTGATTCGGATTTGCCGCCAAACACTTCTGAGATAGTACAATTTTTTATATATTCAGGATGAGCAAGGGATGTTTTATATGCAGTTATGATGACGTTATTTGTCCCGATGGCAGGAGCGATATTGAAGGTGACTACGCCTGTTGTTCGGTTTACGCTGAAGTTAGTTGTTTCGACCATCGCTACTCCATTGACGATTGCCGTTATGGCTGTAGCATCGAGAGAGGCATACGGAAGGGTGTAGGCCGTTGCCGTGCCTGTTGCGGTGAAGGATACTCGGAAGCCGGGGGTTGAAGGATTCATTGACTGTGCCTGCATTTGGGGAACCTGTCGGAGAGCGACCAATTAGGATGAGTGGCTTGTATGCCGTGTCGGCGACATCTTCAGGGGTTGAACCGTCATACCTTACGAAGTCCGTTCCATTGTGAAGATACATTGTGTCGCTGAGGACAAAAAAAGAAGCCTTAGCGTTTGCTAGGCCTGATTTTATTTCGATAGGCTGGTCGTTGTCGTATTGCTCGTAGAGTTTTGTGCCGTGTGCGATTATATTGAATGAATCACTATTTGCTTTTTTGTATTGGAATAGGCCGTTGATTTGACCTATTCCTAGGGATGTCGAATACAAACGCTTAAACCCAGGCCTTTTCCCTACCGTGCCATCCCTTATTCTTACGTTTTGAAGCTCAGGGGAAAATTTAGGCGCTAAAAGCGAGGGGCTATTGAGATAATCTAGACCACCGGAAAAATCTGAATACGTCAACTCACGAGAAGTTGAGGGGAACTTTGGAATTTTTATCTGCAATTCATCACCTCCGTTTAGACATAAGAAAAGCACTCTACAAGAGTGCTAATTGCTGTATTCCATTATGATAATTAAGATATTCCAAAACGGTTTTTTCTCGTTCCTTGGAATAGTATTTGAATTTTGGATACCATTCCGAGAAAAGTTTTTTTCCCTTACTGCTATTACATCTTCCACAAGCAGGGACTGCATTAATGATAGAAAGTTCCCCATTTTTCGCTAATGGATGAAAATGATCCTGTTGCAACATTTTTCCATCTTTAGGAACATCTCCGCAATATGCGCATGCACCATCAAAGTGTTTTAATGTTATTTCCCATTGTTCTTTTGTCAATGTTGACGCGAGACTTTTCTTTAATGTCCTGCGCCTTTGATGAGATAATTTTTTCTTTTCCGGATTAGCATTGCGCCAAGCAATGGAATTTTCTCTAGCCCTGTCTTTATTTTTTTCATACCAAATGCGTGATCGCTCTATAGATTTTTCATTATTCTCTATACCCCATTTTTTTGATCTTTCCAATATCGTACCGCGATTATTTTGATAGTAAGTCTTCCACTGTTCTGGGTCTGGTGGGTTTAGCGCATATCTTTCCTTGCGCAACTTAATAAGTCTATCAAAATTAATTTCACCATATTTCTTTAGGTACAACGCAATACATGACCTGCACCTACTTACAAACGCATTACCTCTCGGCTGAAAATACTCAGTTGTTGCAGGGAGATCCTCACCGCATGTCCCACATTTTTTGTATCCGGCTTTTACGTTTGACATGGTTGTAAAATTATATCCGGCGCATTCCTTACATGCGGAAACAAGTCTATTAGTTCGACTATTAAAATGGAAATGATATTCGTCAGCAGGGAGTTCTCGCTTACATTTTGAACAAAATTTATATCCTTCTCTTGCGATAGGCTTCTGGAAGCATTTAGACCCTAAGCATTCCTTACACGCAGAAACTAAACCATCTTTAACTCCAGACCGCGCATAGAAGTGGATTTTATCTGATGGCAGACTGCGCTTGCACCTCGAACATTTCTTCATTTCATCCAAAACAAATAACCCTCCTAAAGGTTTTTCTTTTTCCTAGCCATTCGGTAGCGCGGGGGACTAGGAAATCCCCCATAGCAAGGTCATGACTCCTTGTTATTCGCTACTATAATTATACCATATTTTAGGTACAATTACCATCCTGAATAGTTCTCTATAGTATTGTTCTGTTCGTCAATAGTAGGCATTGTCTCCGTCATAAACGAACTAAACATATTGATTAATGTTAACCCCTGAGCTTGTTGGCCACTGCTAAACAACCACTGACCAGCAGCAAAGTACGCCAAGTAACTATGGTTTTCTAATCTTGTTTGAGGCGAATCTGTATCCAAGGATAATGGAGTTGGTCTAGAGGCGTAATAAGCATCGAATGAACCATTATAATAATAGTTAATTAGTAAACTCTTTTTCTCGATGGAATAGTCAAGCATTTGTTGCCTCAATCTATCATCACTATTCTGAATGATTCTATTGAGAGATATATAGTCGGCGGGGAGTGTATAACGGACGTACGGTTGGAATTTAGGTATATCGTCCACACTAGCGAATGCATAAGCATACAGGGCTACCCTACGAATGTTGTATGGGTAACTACCAGAGAAACGTAATCTAACCTCGTTAGCAATATTTGAGGGGGTTACAAGTCCTTTATATTCAGTGAACGATGTTATTCCGGTTGCGTTTATTGTGGCAAGACTTGTCCATGTTCCTGCAATATTTTCTTCAATCAAGACGGTTGCAGGATGGTCAATTTCAAAGTAATACGAGCGAACTCCATTGGCCGAAACGCCATAATCGTCGCTTAGATGCTGAACAATATTAAACGATGAATAGGTGTTCAATAGATTCGGTATGCAGTTTTGAGTAATAGAATAGACGCTTTCGATAGGGTCGTATTGAATTGATTTAAAATAAGCAGTGTTTATAAAGTCCGTCAGTGCCATCTTCATATCAATTACATCAGACAGGGGCAACAAAACTCCATCTGCTGAATATGAGTTGGCAAGCTTGTATGCTAAATCCCTTATCTCCGAGAGGTTCAATCCAATCCCCCCTAAATATCCAGAATCAATACAGCGCAACTCGTACCTGTTGCATTAGAGATCACTGATAAATTGTTTTTCACCGTGAACTTTGTTAGCATTTGCACTCCTGCCGGAACCAGAAACCCGTTTGCCGCCGTTGCTGTCGTCGTTGGGTGAAAGTACAGTGGTTGAGCTCCTGTGTTGCTTATTAGGCAAGGCCTTCCGTTTACTGCTATTGCTTGTGCCGTTGCGACTAGAGTTTCCACCGCTATTACTTCTACCGCTAATGGGCAATGCGCCATTTATGTTGTCCTCCTTTGATTCTTCTGCTCGTACTGTATCCCTAGCTATCGGACGCAGGACATCGAGAAGTTGTGTGAGTAGTTCGTTCGTTTTGCGTTGCTCTGTGCGTATGTCGTAGAGTAGTTGGCGTTCCGTTGTGCTAAGGTCTAGCTGAGATTCTTGCATTATTTCCTCCTAAAAAGAAGAGGGCAATTAAGCCCTCTATAGTGCTGTGTAATAGATTTCGTAAGTTCCAACAAGTCCTGCCGTTGCACCGCCAGCTACCATTGAGCCTGTTACCCATTTACCGGATGCCAGGCGTTTAAATGGTTTGCCGTTCGTTCCTGCGCTTTCATCATTGGTGAAGATACCTGTTGCGGCAGCGATGTCTTTTCCATCGATTAAGGTATCACTAGAAGTTGTTGCGTTGGTAGCAGTGGTTCCAACGTCGATAGAACATGCTCCGGTAGTTTTGGTGGTCACGTTTAGGACTACATGTTGAACTAGGATTGCTCCCGCTTCGGGATTTGCCCATGCGAATATTCCACCGCCTGTATCGACGGCTGCGAGTGCGCCTGTTACTTTTTTTGTGGAGCGATTGAGTTCTGCTGCGGTTGCCGTTATTGGTATGCCCGCTTTATAAAAGGTATTTGCGTCTACGATGGTAAAATTACTAATTCCCTCGGTCATATTTTTACCTCCTCAAAAAGATAAGGCGAGTATTTCTACCCGCCTAGTTAATTAGAATGAACTTGCACCGGAAAGACCGGGCGCGCCACAAAGAATAGTCCGGAAATTATTAATACCTGCTGAGTAGCGACTTCTTCCGGCAAAGACGTTACTATCATCGTTATCGTTAATATAACTCTTCGTGGTCAGGGGAATACGATCCAGCCAAATTAACGCCTGGTAAGCCTCGTTGAACGCAGAGTCCATAATGAACCAAGTGTCCAGTCCGCTAGTTGTTCCGGCAAATGCCGTAAGATATGGCGAAATGACTACGTTCCACCGGGAAGCGTTAATATTAATTCCATTATTTGCAGTTGTTGGGTTTAATTCGGAGCCGATAGCCTCGAATACTAACTTTTTAATGGATGCTTTATCGGGGATGATAATGGTGTCGGGAGTCACCGAAAGGATATGACCATCATCATCGGTAAGATAATGAGCTTTCTCCTCAAGATAGTTTAGGTTATCGTATGAGAATGCAGCATTGTATAAGTTAGACTGTGTTCCCGTCCCACCAGTAATAGAAGGATGGTCAGTTGCGAACATAGCCTTACCATCAGCACCGGAGATGTCAAAGTTCTTACCCATGAAACTCATTGTGGTTGCATTACCTTTATTGATAATTCCAGCCGCGAAAAGTTCCTTAGTGCGATTATAGGAGAGCATGAATGCAGAAGCGCGACTCTTGACCTTACCGAACTTCGCATCCTCAACCATTTCTTGAGTAACAGAGAATTGATTCTTCCAAGTCTCCGGTTCGATGGTCTTACTGTAGCCCTCTTGGAAAGTGGATTCTGGATATTTACCATTTTCCACGCTGTTACCTTTGCGAAATATAGGAGTTAATGTTATTAAAACGTGCTTGTGTAAAGAATTTTTGCCTTGGATACCATTCGTCAACGTATGAATTATTTTTACTATTATTACAAGTCCT